GAATAACCTAGAGCTTACTATAGATGCAGTAAGTTTAGTAGAATTTCCAGCTATGGAGAGTAACTGGGTATTTATGAGTAAAGAAAATAAAGTATCTTTAGCTAAAATAGATGAGGATAAAAAGCTAATTATAGGAGCTGCCTTAATACCAGATAAGCATATACTGAGAGTAGATGAGAATGGAGAGAAATTTAATATTTTCTTTAGTAAAGAAACAGTTAAAAGAGCCTCAGAGTTATACTTACAAAGTAATAACCAGAAATCAGCTACCTATGAGCATAGTATTAAGCTATCTGGAATATCAGCAGTAGAGAGCTGGATAGTAGCTGATAATAAAATGGATAAGAGTAATTTGTATGGTATAGATGTTCCTGCTGGTACTTGGATGCTATCTCTTAAGATAGATAATGAGGATGTATGGAATGAGATTAAAAGTAAGAATGTTAAAGGATTTAGTATAGAGGGCTTATTTACGCATAAGCTCCAGGAGTTAAGTAAGCAAGTAGATACTGATGAGGAGATACTTACAGCTCTAGCTGAGATAATGAAAATACAATAAACTAATAACTAATATATTTACTAAAAAAGATTAAAAATGGATTTAAAAGACAGAATTAAAGTAGCACTAGGTTTAGATGTAGAAACTAAGTTAGCTATACAAGAGAAGTTAGTAGATGGTACTATAGTAGTATCTGAGGCAGAGATGCTAGAGGTAGGTGCAGATATTAGTATTTTAGGAGAGGATGGTATGACTACACTTTTAGCTCCAGGCTCTTATGAGTTAGAAAATGGTACTAAAATTACTGTAGAGGTAGAGGGTATTATTGCTGATATTGAGGTAGCAGAAGAGCAAGAGGAGGAAGTAGTAGAAGAAACTCCAGAAGTAGAAGAAGAAGAAGTAGTAGAGGAGGAGGAGTTATCTGCTGAGGTTGTAGAAGAAACTCCAGTAGCACCTATGCCTAAAAAGATTAAAGAAACTACAGAGTATGAGTTTAATAAAGAGGAGGTTATTGAGGAGATAACTAATGTAGTATCTGAGTTATTAGCTGAGGCTCAAAAAGATGTAGAAAGTATTAGAGCTGAGTTATCAGAATTAAGAGGAGAGAACGAAACTTTAAGCTCTGAAAATACTGAGTTAAATACTAAAGTAGTAGAGTTATCTAATGAGCCAGCTGCTGATGAGGTGGTGCTTAATAAATTTGCTGCTGTAGAAGTAAAAGAATTAACAAAAAGAGAGATTGGTAAATTATCTGCTAAAGATAGAGTAAGATATAACCTATCTCAATTAAATAAATAATAAATTAATAATTAAAATTAAATAAAAATGGGAAATCCTATTACAACTGGTAGTCTATATGCTGGAGAGGCAGGTGGATATATTGGAGCTGCTGTAAAAAGTGGTAAAACAATTGCAGAGGGCAATGTAACTCTATTAGAGGGAGTAAAGTACAAAAGAAATTTAACAGTAGTTACATCATCTGGCTTAATTGCTGATGCTGACTGTGATTTTGACGCTGGTACTATGACTTTTACTGATAGAGCTTTAGAGCCAACTGACAAAAAATTAAATTTAGAGCTTTGTGCTACTGATTTAGAAAAAGACTGGCAGGCTGCTCAGATGACTGCTGGAGCTAATAACTCTAATATGGCTGGAGATTTTCCTGCTTTTATTATGGAGTATTTAGGAGAGCAAATCGGACAAAATATTGAGAATACTATTTGGCAAGCAGTAGGAGCTAATTTAGCTGCTGATGCTACTGTAGTAGATGTAACTGGTACTACTTTATCTGCTGCTAATATTGTTGCTGAGTTAGGTAAAGTTAGAGATGCTGCACCTAGTGAGGTTTTTGGTAAAGAAGATTTAAGATACTATGCTGGTACTGATGCTATCAGATTTTATGTATCTGCTATGAGTACCTTAGGGTATATGAACGCATACCATGCAGGAGATGTACCTTTAACTTTTGAGGGTGTAGAGATTGTACACTGTCCAGGCTTAACGGCTGACAAGTTAGTATGTGCTAGAGTTTCTAATATGTTTGTAGGTGTTGATTTAGCAAGTGATGCTGTAAATTTCAAGACTATTGACATGAGAGATACTACTGGAGCTAACTCTATTAGAATTGCTGCAAACTTCTCTATAGGAGCACAGCATGCAGTAGGAGCTGATATAGTTTACTACTCATAATAACTAGAATAAGTAAGGGAGGTATAATGCCTCCCTTTAATTAAAAAAATAATAATAATATGGCATGCGATTTGACTGCTGGGAGATTATTAGACTGTAAAGATGCAGTAGGGGGTATTCGCTCTGTACTATTTTTAGAGGTTGCTGATTATACTCCTACATATACTGGAAATATCTTAACTCAAGTAGCAGCAGCTACTGCTTATAGATATGAATTACCAAAAGGTACTGGCTCTCTATCTGAGGCTATAACTGTATCTACTGAAAATGGTACTATTTTTTATGAGGATACTTTAACTGTAAAACTTCATAAATTATCTGCTGCTGATAGAGATGAGATTAAATTATTAGCTCAAAATAGACTTGTTTGCTTTGTTTTAGATAATAATAATAATCAGTGGGCTATAGGAGAGGTTAATGGTGCTGATTTAACTGCTGGGACTGCTGGGACTGGTGTAAGTTATGGAGATAGCTATGGATATGAGCTTACTTTTATGAGCCAAGAGGCTGAGCCTATGCGTAACTGTGGTACTTATACTACTAATCCTTTTGATAACATTACTAATCTTACTATCTCTCCTGCTTATTAAGTAGATTAATAGAGATTTTTAATACTTTTAGAGGCTTTATCTTAGGATTTAGCCTCTTTTTTTTAAATATATTAGAGCTTTTTATACTTATTAAAAAGGATTAAGAGATGAAATATAAATTAAAAGCAAAATATAAAGGCTGTAAGATTAAGCCAGGAGCTAAAGAGATAGTATTAGAGTACTTATCTGAGGCTCAAATAGAGCTATTAATTAAAGCTGGATATACTGAGTACTTTACAGAGGTAAAAGCTCCTAAAAAGGAGGCTAAATAGTGCTATATTTAAAGCAAGATTTTAGCAATGTAGTACTTATGAGCTTATTAGATAGGCTTACTAATAGCCCTTATGGAGTTATTGACTGGAGCTATCTATTTAATTTCACTAATGATATGACTAAAGAGAGCTTTACTTCTTTAGTAGCTATAGGTAATGATGTAATTACATATTCTGATAGTAATGATATTATTATTAAGCTAAAAGATATGCAGGCAGGTACTCCTGACTTTTTAAATGGAGAGATAAAACTATATCCTAAAGGATACTGGAGTTATGAGGTATATGAGCAGAATAGCCTAACTAATATAAGTTTAGATGGTTTAAAAAATATAGAGCATTATAAGGTACAAGTAGGTAAGGCTTATGTTTATGATAATACTGATGAGGTGCAATATACTCAGCACATAGAAACTCCTCCAGCTACTAACTATATGTATATTAAATAATGGCAAAGAAAAAAGCAAATAAAATTAAAGATAGTAAGCCTTATATATCTCCTTTAAGGGAGGTATATTTAGCTCAAGCAGTAACTCCAGCAGCTTATGAGAGTGCAGGAGAGAGCTGGATAAACTATGGTAATACTCCTCCTTTTAAGAATTTATATCCTCAATTTTTAATTGATATGTATAATAATTCTGCTACCCATAGAGCTATAGTAGATGCTGCTAGTAGCTATATAGCAGGTAAAGGTATTTTAATAGATGATAAGGGAGATATAGAGCAGACTAGTAAGCTAAATTTACTACTTAAAAATATTAACTCTAAAGAAACTATAGAGGGTTTATTAAATAAGGTAGGTAAAGACTTATACTTACAAGGTGGATTTTGCCTTAACATAATTTATACAAAGGATAAAACTGGTATAGCTAGTGTATCTCATATCCCTACTGAAAAAGTAAGAATAGGAGTACCAAATGCTAATGGTATAGTAGATACTTACTGGATTAGCTCTGACTGGGCTAATTATCGTAAAAAAGAAAATGCTCCTAAACCAGTAGCAGCATTTAATCCTAATGATAGGACTGAGGCTAATCAGATACTTTATGTAGCTGACTATACTCCTGGATTGGATTTATATGGAGCTCCTAGCTATACTGCTAGTACTAACTGGATTTTAACTGATAGTTTAGTATCTGAGTACCATTATAATAATGTAAATGAGGGCTTTAGTCCTACTACCTGGATTAACTTTAATGATGGGCAACCAACAGAGGAGGAGCAGCAAGTAATAGAGAGAGCTATTACTAAGAAAATGACTGGAGTAGGAGGTAAAAAGATGGTGCTAACCTTTACTGATGAGGGTACTAATACTCCAGATATACAGAATTTAGCTTTATCTGATGCTCATAATATGTATCAGACTTTAAATGAGTTAGTAATACAAAATTTAATGATAGGGCATAGAGTGGTATCTCCATCATTAATGGGTGTAAAAACAGAGGGGCAGCTAGGAGGTAAAAATGAGCTACTAGAGGCTTATGAGTTATATAGTAGAAGTGTTATCCAGCCTTACCAGGATATTATAGTTAAGGCTTTATCTAAGGTATTCTCTGTAGCTGGTATAAATGTAGATTTTAAGATAAAAGATGTAGCTCCATTCTCTAATAAATTTGGAGTAGATGTACTAAAAGAAGTATTAACTAAAGACGAGTTAAGAGCAGAGCTAGGCTTAGAGCCTTTAGAGGCTGCTGATGAGGTTATAGCAGAAGATACTAAGTTATCTAAGGAATTAGCAGAAAGTGAAATAGAGGCTATGCTAGAGGGCTTAGGAGAGCTAGAGGCTGACTTACTAAAAGATTATGAGGTATTATCTGTAGAGGATACTGCTGATGAGGATGAGGATACTGATTATGAGGCTCAACTTAATGAGAAAGTAGAGCTAGCTGATGTAAAGGCTGGTAAGGCTTATCCTAATAGAAAGAGTAAGCAGGATGGTACTAGTAAGCAGACTACTGAGGAGGGTAATAAATTTAGAGTTAGATATAAGTATGTAGGTAACTCAGCTCCAGAGAGAGCTTTTTGTAAGGTTATGATGGCTCAAGCTGCTAAAGGTGTAGTATATCGTAAAGAGGATATATTAAAGATGAGTACTATGGCAGTTAATCCAGGATGGGGTAAAGGAGGTAAAAATACCTACTCTATCTGGCTTAATGAGTGTGAGTTAAATACTCATTTGTATAAGGGAGGAGGTGCTTGTAAACATAAATTCCAGAGAGTAGTGCTAGTACAAAAAGGAGCAAGAGCTAAGACTAGTGATGAGGTTATAACTACTACTGAGGCTAGGAGGAGAGGATTTAAGCCAGCACCTAATAAAGAAACTGACTGGGCAGTAAAGCCTACAGATATGCCTAATAAAGGATTTATAAACAAATAAAAAGAAATGGCAGAAGTATTATTTATATCAGAGGACAAATTAAAGAGTTATGCTATTGCAGGTAATGTAGATAGTACTCATATTCTAGCACATTTAAAAGATGCTCAGAGGATATATATAGAGAGTGCTTTAGGTACTGATTTATATACTAAGCTCCAAGCTGATATTACAGCAGGTACTCTTACTGGTAATTATAAAATTCTAGTAGATGATTATGTACAAGATGTATTAGTACACTATGCTACTCTCCAGGCTATACCTCATCTAGCTTATAAGATTGAGAATGGTAATATTTACTCTAAGACTTCTGAGAGTGGTAATGCTTTATCTGTAGAGGAGTTAGGAGATTTAAAGGCTAGTATTAAGAATACTGCCGAATGGTATAGAGCTAGACTAGTAGATTATTTATGCTATAATACTGATTTATTTCCAGAGTATAGTACTAATGAGGGTAATGAATTAAAGCCTAGTAAGACTACCTATACTAATAATATGAATTTATTTTAAGTGAGAGTAAGATATAATAAGAGTAAAAATGAGGCTAAATTAAAAGCCTTTTTAAGCAAAAAATTAAAAGATGCCGATAAGAAAAACATTAGGAGAAGTAGCAGAAGTAGCAGCAGTAAATAGTACTACTTTAGCTCTTACATTTACAAATTTAGAGGCAGGATTAAAGATACTTTTACTGCTCGTATCTATTGTATATACTTTAGATAAATGGTACTCCCATAGAAAAAAAATTAATAAAAACAAGTAATAATTAAACTTTATTTTTCTCTATCTAGTAAATCAATATCTTTTTATTTTGATACTAGTATACTAGAAAAGGGTAAAAGTCGCTTAGAAGTGCTTAAAATAGCTTAAAAATGGATTTAAAATACTTTAGTTTAGATGAATTTGATAGCCCAGATGAGCCAGGAAGTGGTGCTAAAATGAGTAGAGGTTTCTTACTTACTTTGGATAAAATTAGGGCAGATTATGGTAAGCCTTTGAGAGTTAATTCTGGCTACAGAAGTATGGAGCATAATTTAAAAATAGGT